ACACAGTACAACCAATACTTGTCTACACCTTCTGACTTTTTGGCGCCGTATTCGTTGGCCATTTATCAGACTGCTACAACGACAGCGACTGGAACATCTGGTACTTATACCATTACGATTGGCTCAAACACAAATGTGGCATTGGGCCAGATTGTGTCTGGGTCAAACATTCCTAGTGGAGCAACGGTCACCAACATCAATGGTCTTGTAATTACGTTGAATTTAGCATTGACGGGAACTGTATCTGGTAACGTTACATTTCAAGGCAGCTTTTTGTACTTGATTAACAAAGATGTTAACTTTATTCGTGAAGTGTACGGCAACCCTGTTTCTTATGGCACGCCACAGTATTACGCTTTATTTGGTCCAACCATAACAAGTGGTAATATTACCAATGAACTTTCTTTCATCATGGGTCCTACTCCTGATGCTGCTTATACTGCCGAGCTGCATTATTACTATTATCCTGTTTCTATCGCGGATACAACCAATAACCCGTCTGGNACTTCTTGGCTTGGCGACAACTTTGATACCGTACTTCTTTACGGCTCTCTCGTTGAGGCTTACACTTTCATGAAGGGNGAGACCGACATGATGACGCTTTACAACCAGAAGTATGTTGAGGCACTTGCTCTTGCTAAACGTCTTGGCGATGGTATGGAACGCCAGGATGCATACAGAGACGGTCAGTTTAGGCAGAAAGTCACATGAGCATAGTCCAGACCGCTACCACCAGCTTCAAGGTACAGCTTGCTCAAGGGCTGCACAACTTTGGACCCACAAGTCCAAACACGTTCTATATTGCGCTGTTTACTTCAAACGCCACAATCAACGCAGCCACTACCCAATATTCAACAGCGCTTGTTGGAGAAGTTCCAACTGGTGGGGGATATACGCAGGGCGGACANCAATTGACTATTGTTCAGACACCAACGTCTGGAGCCACAGGTGGGACAGTTGCATATTGGTCATTCCAAAATGTAGTATGGAGTCCAGCTTCATTTACAGCTCGGGGCGCATTGATTTACAACGCAACTCAGAATAACGCATCAGTGGCTATTCTTGATTTTGGATCAGACAAAATTTGCAATACATCATTTACAATTCAGTTTCCTGCTGTAACTAATACCAACGCAATTCTGAGGATAGCATAATGATTGTAACAACGACTAAAGGTGATATGGACGATTCTCTTCTTGAAAAAAAAGAAGGGATAGTCGATAATGAGGACGAGTACACCACCTGGGTGGAGTATTGGTTGAATGGCGAAATGGTGCACAGATCTGCACATGTAACACTTAAAAAGGCGCTGGTGCTCAGTGCCGTATCAGCATCTTTTGAATAAAGGAATTTATCATGGCAAATACACAATCAATGTGCACATCATTTTTGGCCGATCTATTAAGCGCCGCCCAAAACTTTAGTTCTGCTAACGTAGCTAAAACGGCTAACACAGCGGATACATTTAAAGCAGCGCTTTATTTAACGACTGCTACCATCAATGCTGCAACAACTGCGTATACTGCATCTGGCGAAGTGTCTGGAACAGGTTACACAGCTGGCGGTATTACGGTTACAAACGCAGTAAACCCTGCTTACACCAATTCATCAGCTACAGCTGGTGTTGGATACTGGACGCCTTCAGCTTCATTGGTTTATTCAAGCGTTACATTGAGCACTGCTTTCGATACCGTGTTGATTTATAACAATACTTTAAGCGGCAAGAATTCGGTTAGCGTTCACACATTTGGCGCTCAAACCATNACGGCTGGAACATTTACATTGACNATGCCNAGCAANACAACGACAACTGCTCTATTGCGTTTGTCAACCACCTAATAGGTGAGTTATGGCCGGATGGGGCGTTGGTCCTTGGGGGTACGGCACTTGGGGTAATGGGGCCATCGCTTTAACAGGCGACCCAGCTTCAGGTGCTGTTGGCACTGCATCCCCCAATTTAACAATCGCCCTTTCTGGTGTAAATGCGTCTGGCAACGCTGGATCAGTAACACCCGCAATATCTGTTGCAATTTCTGGTGTTGGCGCAGCAGGCAATACTGGATCTGTTTCTCCCAATATATCTGTTAATTTATCTGGCGTTAACGCAGCAGGTAATGTAGGCACACAGACCCCCAATACTTCTGTAGCCATATCTGGTGTATTTGCGTCAGGATTGGTTGGAACGGTTAGTGATACCGTATCAGAAAGTCTAAGCGGCGTATTTGCAAGTGGCAGTACAGGCTCTGTCACAAGCAACATAACAATCGCCTTAACTGGAAATAGTTCCAGCGGATCAGTAGGCACACAAACTGCTAATATCACAATTGCCCTATCTGGCGTAGGAGCAAGTGGTAGTGTAGGTTCTGTTGCAATTAGTAGCCTTGCAGCATTGTCTGGGGTTATTGCAAGTGGGTTTACGGGCACTGTATCAGGCTCCCCAACATTCAGTGTTTCGGGTGTTTCAGCGTCAGGTAACGTCGGCCAAATGGTGGCCAACAATACCGATGGAGATATTGGGGTTGTAGCAATTGGCTCCCCCGGCTCTGTCTCTGGCAACTTGACGCTTGCTATATCAGGGGTTACAGCCTCTGGTGCTCCTGGCTCAGTCACACTTGAAATAGATGGATCTTTGTCTGGGGTTAATGCCTCTGGTTTAGTCGGAGCATTATCTGTACCACTGGGTCCAGTAGTTGCCTCAGGTGATATTGGTTCTGTTGGTTATAACTTGACTTTGGCTTTGACAGGCGTAGGATCTGTCAATACAGTAGGCTCTGTCACAATGTCTGGCAGGGGAGCTACGCTTACTGGCGTGGCTGCTGTAGGACAAGTTGGGTCAATTGGTGTTATTTATTGGAGTTTAATCAACGATGGTCAGACTCCTAACTGGGGCATCATCGGTGACGCTGAAACCGCAAACTGGCAATTATTAGGTGACAATCAGACAGCTTCGTGGCAAAATGTGGCAGACGCACAGACTCCGGGCTGGTCAACGATTGATGATGCTGAATCCGCAAACTGGGCATTGATTACAGGATGATAACATGACGATCAATTACACAACGAATTTGAGTTTGGCCGAACCAGTAACAGGTACTGAATCCGGCACTTGGGGTGATGATGTCAATAAAGGTATTACTGATTACCTCGACATTGCGATTGCGGGAACACTTGCGCTTACCTCATCTTCGTTCACTGCCAACGCATTAACCCTTGCAAACACACAGGGTAGCAGCTCTGGCAATAACATTGGTGCTACAACAGCCCAGTATTATGTTTTGAAAGTCAGCTCACTTGCTGCCAACGTCACGATTACAGCGCCAAGTTCTAGTAAATCATACGTTGTTGTTAACCTTGATTCAACTTACTCTGTAACNGTTAAAGCATCAGGCCAAACAGGTATTACTGTGCCNGCAGGTCAGCGTGCGTTGATTGTTTATAACGGNACCGACTATGTTCAAGTTGGCGCCTCTGCTGGTGGTGCCACCACTCAAGTTCAGTACAACAACGGCGGCGCTTTAGCTGGCGACAGCACATTTACTTTTAACAACTCTACAAAGACCGTTACAGTCAGTTCAGTATTGGCGAATGGTTCGATTGTTAATCCAACCAATACGGGTGTCATTAACTACGGTACATTGACTTACCAAGACACCAATATCATTTCTGCGCTTTCTGCAAGTTTTAACGGATACACATACACAGCCATTCAGAATCAAAGCTCTGGTGGTATTGCTTCTGCTGACTTTGCGATTTACAACAACAATGCATATTATGTTAATGCCGGTATCAACAGTAGCGGATATGGTTCCTCTTCAACCACAGGCGGTACAGGCGGAGTTTCAAGCACAACGCTAACCATAACGGCTGTTGCAAGCGGTAATTTGCTGTATGGATCAGTCATTACTGGCACAGGCATTTCTGGCACTGTTACTATTACCACCCAGTTGACATCTACAGGATCAGCAGCTGCTTCACCTACGTTTGTGAGCGGCGGATCAACAAGTTCAAATCAAGTTGTTTTGTCTTCGATTGCGGGTATTGCGATTGGTTATTTGGTGTCCGGTACAGGCGTCCCAGCGGGTACATTTGTTGGAAGTTTTACCGCAACAGGTAATGGCGTTAACTTGGTCAATGCGGCCGGCACAAACGTAAACTTCACAGTACAAGCATCTGGCACATATAACTTCTATGTTCCCGGTGGTGTTGGCACATACACAATGAGCTCCGCTCAAACCATTAACAATGGCACCACAATCACAGGCCAAGTTGCTGGTGCATTTAATCAACCCAACAACGGCTACATTTACTCTTATTTGAGTGACATGGTGCTTGGAACATACAGTTCCAATAGTATACATCTTGTAACCAACAACAATTCAACAGACGCAGTTACGATCAACACAAGCAATGCAGTTGCATTTAACGGATCGTACGGTACTGCTGGGTACTATTTGCAGTCTAACGGTTCTGGAAGTGCTCCTACATGGACGGCAGTTAATGCCGCAACTTCAACGTATACTCGCACAAGTTTTACAGCCACAGCCTCACAGACCACATTTAGTGTTACTTACACGGTTGGTTATGTAGCAGTTTACTTTAACGGCGTGCTTTTAAATGGCTCTGATTACACAGCCACCAATGGTACATCTATTGTTTTAGCGGTGGGAGCTAATGCCGGTGACATCGTTGAGGTTATTGCATATTCAATTAACTCAATTGGCACAATTAACGCCAGCAACATTACTGGCACTTTAGCTATTGCAAATGGTGGAACAAACTCAACTGCAACTCCAACAGCTGGCGGTGTTGGATATGGAACAGGAACAGCTCATGCATTTACTGCGGCAGGTACAACAGG